TCTGAACGGACTGGGCCATTAAAGGTTGTATTAGCCATTTTGATTACCTATTTACGAAAGGATTTGCTACAACGTCTTCGTAACGTCCACTGGGCTGGTCGTTGCAGCTATTTTATCCCAGATAAGAATTTAAAAAAGGGGGCAAAGCCCCCTATCGTCAGGATGTACCCGGAGATCCGTAGATCCCAAGAGGGTCGGATACACCAAAACTGTACCGCTCTCTAGCCTTATAACGGACGTTACCTGTGTCGAAATCACCGTCCATAGAAGTTTCAAGCGCAGTACGCTCAAAGTGCTTCATTCCGTTAGGAACGTCAGTGATAACAAAGAAGGCATTAGTGTCAGTCAGATAATGATTGACCGAATAACCTTCAGGTATTGAACCATTATTACGCAAAGCGTTAATGTCGTTATCAGCAGTACCAACTCTGCCATCTGTTTCCAGAAGTCTGGTTGCCACAAACTGTAACGCAGGCGGAACAACTAATCGTCTAGGACGAGCTGCAATCAAAAGTCCACGCTCATCAGTAAATGCTGCAATATTAATTACCGCATCTTCTAATGAAGTTTCGTTAAGATCAGCCGCTGTCGCAGGACGGTTGCTGTTCTTGCCACCGCTTACTAGAGGGTGTCCATCACCGCCAGTTACACCGTCACCAGAAGCAGTAAACAGGTTAACCCCGTCACCAGACTGGTAAGCATTAGTGAAACCGTTGTTTAAAGGAAATGCTGCTTTCACTTGCTTTGTGTACGCCATACCACGGGCAAGAGCCTTGGTGTATCGAGCAGACAGGGAATCATAGAGGTTATCCTCCATAGCTTCTTCTGTAATGCTGAAACCAAGAGCAATAGTCTCATGGTTGTAACGTGCAGTGAAAGATTCCTGTGCTGAATCGTAGCTTATAGCAGCTCCTTCAGCTTTTACAGGTGCAGCAGCAAAACCCGAAAGTTTTACTTCCTCTTCAAATGAACGATCCGATGATTCAGTTTCATAAATCAACGTATGCTCATCATCGTACTTTTCATACTCAAGACCGAACAGGGCATTAAGGCCCGGTAACAGCTCTTTGAGCATCTGCGCTCTTGAAATAGCCATTAGTCAGTCTCCTTATATGCCAGTGGTGTTAACGTATATGTGTCCTACGTTAAACTTAACGATGACATCAGTAAACGCATCACCCACTGTGCTAGTAGGGCCATCAACAAAGTCAATGATCCTTAACGGCAGTGTGTTAGTTGTAGCCACAGTGCTAGAATCAACTGCATTCTTACTGCGACCAATTGAGGTTGAACCAGCCGTTTGAACTGCCGCTACATTGTTTCCAAGTGTAGTTTGAGCCAAAGTTGCATCTCCTTGCATACGCATCAGGACATTCGGATCATCAAGGACATAAGCCATGATGTCAGACGCTGCTGTGCTTGCAGGAAACTGCTGATTAAATGTCATCTGGTTGGTACTAGGATCTGTGTAAGAACAACCCATAAAAACACCTACAGGTGTAAGAGAAGTTGTCCCTGTGTCTTTCTCCACAGTTCCAGAACTAACCAACTTTACAAAGTCACCATAAAAGATAGCTGTGCCATAGCCACTTGCAATCTTAATGTGGCGAACTTTGCCAGTAAAAGAACCACTAGCACTTAAAGTGCCAACTGGTTCAGCCCCAGTTGGGGCGGCTGAAGTTGCCATAATATATCTCCAATTGATACATTAAAAGTTAAAGAGTAAAAAGCGAATAACGCTAACTCCGTCCAAATGTTGTGCGAGTGTTGCGCTCTGGTTTTAACAGAGGCATTCTCGGATCGTTTTCCCGCATGAAGCTGTTATCTACAGATTCCATCTGCTGACTAGCTACATCTCTATAGTAGGCAGCTCGTTGTCTCATTTCTTCTTCAGGAGCTTTACAGAGAAGCAAACCGCCTATCTCTATATTCCCTTCAAATCGAGACTCGATGTCCGACATCACCTGCATTTCGGGCTTTTCTTCAGACTTAACAGGAATCCATCCTTCACGGAATTTCTGGGATACGTTGGTATTATCAGCGTTTCCTAGAGTGCTGGTTCTTACCCAGCGGAATACCCATCCATCTTCTGGCTCTGGAGTTGGCAGCACAGATGCTGGCAACCAAGAACCTCCCGGTCTTTGTGTAGCTTCACGGCCTTCGACAGACCTTGGAGTGCGCTCTTGCTCATCTGCCATCAACCAGGAATCATCCTCAGATGTAGTTACATTGTTATCTTCAGACATTAGTTTGCTCCTTTGTTAGTTGTCTGGCATATTGCTCATTTGTTAAACCAAGTCTTTTAGCGAGTTGGACTTGGCTACCCTTTAGCTTCACTTTGCGCGGCCTTGCACCATTGTTTCTTGAAGACGGTGCTACTACCGTGTTGGTTCTTCGAGAGGTCGAAGAGGCATTTTGGGTGTTGCCTGCTCCCTCATCGAAATGTTCAGGAAATCTTGAACGCATTGTTGCATCAATTGCTTCAAAATATTCATCTGAATTTGGATCAAAGCCTTCATCTCTTACAAGCCTTTCATGCACACCATAGGCTAAAGCTGTCATGTCCTTATGTTCTTCATTACCAAACCAAGGATTTTCTTGCTGCCATTCTTTTGCTTTAGCTGTAGGCTCTGTGCGCTGCTGCTGCGGCATTGGCTGGCCTTGTTGTTGCGGCTGTAGCGGCTGTTGCGGCTGTTGCGGCTGGTTTGCCTGTTGCTGCATATACCGTTCTTGATCCTGGTATCTGCTTTGCACAGCAGAATGTTGTTTTTCTGCTTCAGTTAATTCTGCTTGGGCTTTTATTAAAGCCTCTTGAGCTGAAATAATTTTTTCAGTTTCACCTGCCTCGTAAGCCTCTCTGTATTGAGACTTGGCTTGCTCAACGGCTAAACCAGCTCTTTCTTTAATCTGATTAACAAGGACACCTTCTCCTTGGTTAATTACAGTTTGAAAATGCTGATTGCGATTATTAAGCTCTTGAGCAACGCGAACTGCTTCTTCCCTTAAACGCTCGGCATCTTCTCTTGCTCTGCGTTCTTCGTGAAAATCATATTTCAGTTTGTTAATTCGTTTTTTAACTTTGTCGCTATATCCTGACAGTTCTTCTTCATCGTCATCTTTAGCGTTTTGAGATCGAGGAGGCTTTCTGTCCTCTGGCTCTCTCTCATCAACAACCTCAAACTCTACATCAGAAACTGCTTGCTGGTTTTTTTCTTCCAGCTTTTCTTCAACGGACTTAACAACTTTGTGCCTAACACCCAAGAACTTGTCTTCAAAAGACATTGGAGACTCTTGAGGTTCTTCTTGAATTTGCTCTGTATCACTCATATCTTTTCTAGCCCCCTTGGATCATCAATCACAGCTTCCACGCTGTCATCATTGATTAAGCGAAATTCCTTGCCATGAATTTTAAATCGGGTTCCAGAGTAAGACCTCATTAGTATGAGTTCTCCTTCTTTGCAGTACGGCCCGTTAGGAAACCGTTTTTTATCTGCATAAGCATCTGGGCCAAGCTTTAAAACCATGCCATACATAGCTCCAACTTCTTCAAGCTGTCTGGTTACTGCCGCCTTAATAATGCCGCCCTCGGTCATTTCTTCTGCTCCGGGCATTGCAATAAGGATCTTGTAACCTTTAGGCTCTGGAAGCTGTTTCGCTTTTTCTGCGCTTTCCTCCTCTAAGGGGTCTAATTTTTCTGCTGCACTCATTGTCATTTCCTGCACTGGAATTAGCGTCCAGAGTCGCTTGCGTCATTATGACGAATTATTGTTCCTCAACCCTCTTATTGAGGTCTAGTATTTCTCTCTCTGCAAGAGCAAGTCCTTTGATTACTCCGCAAGAATGGGTGTATTCGCTATGATCCTTACAAGACCCAGTAGCAATATGATCTGTTACCTGATTCATTTCTCTGCGTATCGCATCTCTAAGGACTTCAAGAATGTTATTAGAAAGACGATCAGTCATTTCTTCTAAGCTTCTCTAAGGTAATATCTTTAACAAGGCCGACACCTTCTCTAAAAGCATCTGCCTCTTTCTCTGTCATTACTCTTTGTTCTTCAGTGTCTGCTTTCAGGTTATCAGCCGCTATCTTGGCTGCAATTCTAGCTGTTTCAATACGCTCATTTTGCTCAAGACGCTGAAGCTCAAGTTCTTTCTGATCCACTGCTTTGCCCATTGCCATCTGCACTTTAGCCATCTCAAGCTGGGCTTTGCCCTGAAGTTCTGCTTCTTTAAGCTGAAGTTCCTTCTGTTGCATCTGTATAACAGGATCTTGCATTTGTTTTATTTGCTGTTGCATTTGTGCTTCTTGCTGTGCTTTTCCAGTCAACTGAGCTGAAGCAGGAGCTGCCAATCTGGAGATTCTAAGCTCTATATCTTCTGGTAATGGCTCATTTGGAGGCGGTAATTCCACACCAAGCTCTTTTTCAATGCCTGCACGGTACGCAAACGCTACATGTTCCTGAATATGTGCTGCCATAGCAGCTTCAATCATCTTAGCCTGCGGTGCGCGACTCATTAACTCCATAATCTTCGGATTTTGTGCCGCAGAAAGGTGTGTTTGTATGTGTGCTTCGTGATCTTGGTAGATAAACGCCTTAACAGGCTTGCCATTGAGGATATCCATGTTTTCAGACACTGGATCAATGGGTTTTAAGTCCTTATCTGTCGGAATTATCTCATCTGCGTCCCGAATGCCAAGGATTTCGATCATTTGACGGTGCAACAGGGGCATATCGTACATTTGAGGGGCTTGAGCCGCTAATTGTAGTGCCGCTTGGTACTGCATGATGCGTTGAGCCATCGTTCCAGCGTTAGGATCGCTTACTGGGATGACATCTACACGGTCATCGAAGTCTTTGGAGGTAACTTCTTCGCCTTCAAGCTCATATGGGTACGTTTCAGGCCCAAAATCACGGATAATTTCTGCTAAAATCCTGATTTCCTGCCCCATTGAGTGGTGAACTCTTGCCTGAACTGCGCTCATCACCTTCATTTCTCGTTCCAGTACCGCTAAAGTCGTACCTACTGGGGCTTCGCCATTGATATCTGCTGCCTTTACATCTGCTGCTGATGCAAATCTACGTCCTTCATTAACAATATCGCCCAGAAGCTGATACAGGACGTTAGAAGGCTCTTTATAAGGCATAAATGTGATGTTATCTTTGATTGCTCCACCAGGAACATCTACATCACGAAACTCTCCAGGCATGATTGGGGTCTCATCCCCTTTAATTCTTAGCCCTCTGGCTTTCAATCCGCCCGGCAAATTAGACAATGTGCCTGCATCTACTAACTGTCTTAGCAATGAGGTGGCTGATTGAGACAGTCCACCAATCATATGTACCAGACCAAAGCCATAAAAACCAAATCCTGGTAAATACTGGTAGTGTACAAAATGTTGTAGAGGTAGTTTCTTGGGATCTTCTTCAGACCAGTTTCTTCTGATTGATAAAATCTTTCGAGAACTTTGTTCAATAGTAATAACATAAGGAAGAGCAATGCCTGTAGGCTCTCCTCTCTGGGTGTCTTCATAACCAACCAAGTCAATGTCTACTACCATTTCAAGCAATGTATAACGGCTATCCATATCATAGCCTTGGCTTTCAGTGGCAGAGTCACCCGTTAATTCGTTGTATTTCTGCTGAATGTCACTTACAGAAAGACTTGGATTGCCAAGATCAATATCTTTGTAAAACCCAGAAACTTGTAACTTCCTGATTTCATTAGAAGTTTTCTTCATAACATGCGTTGCTCTTTCGCATGTCGTTAAATCAGAGGCTCCATAGCTGACTACAAAATCTTCAGCAGGAACAAACATGGCACAAGGTCTGCCCATGTTAGGATCGTAATACACCTTCCTGAACGCTGATCCTGCAATAGGAAGAGAAAAAAGTAATTTCTCTGTTTCAGTTCTGTATTCCACCATTTTTTGGGTAATGACATAGTTCAGATAATCCTGAACCCTTTCTGCCTGCTTTACCCTTTCTGGCGTGATCTTTCCTATAATATCTGTCTTGACTGGGCCAGCAGCAGGATAAATCTCCTGTAT